AGCCGCCGCAGCACCGCGTTTCCCCGCCTCTCTTATCGCGTCGTCACCTTTAGTGAACCAATCGAAGAGATTGACCCCCGGCCCCTTTCTGGAAAAACCTTCTAACCATTGTGCGAGAAATTCCATCAATGACGAGAGCGGTCCCGTCGCTAGGTTTGTGACGACCATTCCAAGATGTTCAAATGCAGTATCTAACTTCCCGATATCCTGTTGAAATTGTTTTGCCCGCTCGCCTTCCTCATGTGCAAGCGGAGCCAGCGCCGCCATCTCGTCGACCAATTTCCTGATTTGTGCCGCGCTTTGCATCAGCATGAACTGCGGCAATCCCATGTATTGCAGCCGCGCCGCCCGTGCCGGTCCCTGCAAACCTAGTTCATCGAGTCTTTGCGCGATGGAAATCATCGCTTGCTCCGCCGTCATTGGTCCGCCCCCGGCTCCGCCATGAAGCAGATCGAGCGGTCGCATTCCCGGCCTGCTAAGGGTCGCGACACCTCGAAATAACGGGCTATTCACATCCCCGGTGAACAACGCCTGCTGAATAACTGAAGATGTCTGCATCAGCGCGGCTATTCCCGCCTTCGGGTCTTCCCCTATCGCCCTGAAGGCATTTCGCATCGCCAAGGTTCGTTCTTCGGTCTGACCAATGACTTCCGCAACCCGGCTGATCCCTGCTTCTAAATTGGCAAAGGTTTGGATCGTCTGTAGGGCCTCTGCACCGAAGAAGCCCCCAATGACCCCCATCGCTCCCCGCTGCATGTTGGAGAACAGGTTGGACATCTGCTTGAACCGCGCCTCAATATCAACAGCGCGGGTTTTCGTTTCCTCCTCCATCCTTTTGAGTTGGTCCATCAACCGCTGCTGCTCGCGGGTGAACTGCGACGTATCGAGGTTAAATTCTAGGACTAGGCTATCGAGGACTGTCGGCATCGTTTATCCCTTTGCCGCTTCCCGCTCCGCCCGTTGTTGAGCAAGCCGTTCATTGTGAGCGCGGTACGTTCCGACTTCTAGCAGATCGTAGAGGTCTTCTAAAGAATAGACCGTCTGCAACTCATGGAGCGTCACCCGAGGCTGCTCCATAGTTATTGCTATTGCAATGAGCCGGGGGATGTTGGGGGGATCGGGGTAGACGACTCCGGTGCCTTCAGCGCTGCTGCTAGGAAGGTTGAAATCATCTCGAAAGGTGAAAAATTTGTGTGGAGGCGGACTACCTCCGACCGCAGCCACAATCGAGTCGTCGGTTCTTCGATGTCGTCTTCGGACGAAATATCGGTCGCCACGACCGCTCCGTCCGCTCCCCGTGCCTTGGGGTCACGGATAATTTGAACGCAATCAAGCAGTTCATCGAGGATTGGGATGACTTCCCCGGCCTGCATCTGGCCACGGAGGAAGGTATTCACGCCAAGCAGGAAAATGGCCTCCATGCCACCGCCCAGCATCTCTATCGGGATTTGTCCACCGCCACGATTGTACGCCAGTAAAGCCCGCACCGCCCAATGTTCGGCCTTCGCAGCAGACCATTCCGTGATGAGAAAAAGCTTTCCAGCGTCCCGCTTTGCCCACTTTTCGTCGGGGACCTTGACGACTTCCTTCTTGCGCACGCTTACCTCGTTGGGACTTGCTGCACCCTGCCCCAGACAATCCGGTAGCGCCGCGGTTGCAGGATTCGACGCACGGCCGGGATGGGCTTGTACGTCTCCAACCCGCCGTTGACCATCGTGAACATGATCCCCGCGCTAGGCAAAAGTATGGTCCCGTTCAGCGGATAGACATCCTGCGCCGCTTCCTGCTGCTGGTTGACGGTGTCAAAAAACGCGTTGGAGGCCGAGTCGCCCTTCAACGTTATCTCCTGTATCCGCTCCACCCATACGAAGCCGAACGAGAGCACCCCGTCCACGCCCATCTGATGTTCCAAGACCCGCGCCGCCTCAATGTCTGTCACGTCATCTGCGGCGAAGTTCTGCAGCACCTGCGGGATCGGAAACAGTGTCGGTTGCGAAAGCGAGATGACCGCATTGGCTGACGTGAGGGACATGGCTTCTCCTTACGGCACCATGATCGACGCAAGCGTGATCTGCTGGACCGAGTTCCGGTCGATGTAGAAGAACGTGATGTTCCACGGCCCGCGCGCGACCTGCACCGTCTGGCTGGGGATATTGACCAGCAGATAATAGCCCTGCGTCTGCAGCGTGGTCGCAATGTTTGCGCCAGCCTGCGCATTGACCTGTGCAATCTGTCCGGGTGTGAGCACGTTCGGAGCGAACGCCCCGAATGCAAGTCCCTGCTGGATGACCGTCTGGCAGGTCTGCTGGATCAGCCCGATACCCGTCGGCGTGAACGGCACCGACAGCGCGTTGTTGAACAGGTTGAGAAGCTGGACTTGGAAGAAGCTGTTCATCCAAATCTGCGTCTCGAACGAGTCCGCCCACGCGAACGGCCCGGTAATGGTGCCCGGATAATCCCAGAGGAAGGACCCCGTTGCCGCACCATAGGCACCAGCGAAATTGTAGCCGTTGGCGGTGAGATTCCCGGCCGTGGTGGGGTCCGTGACGTTGACGTAGAAGCCCGCTCCGTTCCGGAAGGCCAGCGTCGCGCGCCCGTTGATCTGGTTGTAGTTGATGCTGGCGGCCCAGCCGAGCGCAAAAGAACACAGCCCGCCGTCATTGGTACTGCCGCCCTCCCAGATCAGAACGGTCCCGCTATCGCCGTTGTTCAGGAGGATCTGCCCGAGACTCGACGCTGCAGGCGCGGAGGTCGTCGGACTGTTGTCCGGGTCCCAGCAGAAATACCCGAAACGGTTCCCGCCAAGGGCCGACTGTTTCCACAGCGCGAACGCCTGCTTTTGCGCGTTGCCACCGCCGCCGTCCGGGTCGTAGATGGTCATGAAATTGGCCCATGCCTGATTGACCACGATCAGGTTGGCCATGAAAGTGCCGGGCGTCAGCGCGACAATTCCCTGAGATGTCACCGCGCCCGTCGCACTGGTCAGGGCAAGCGCCGCCGTCGCCGTACCTGTCGCGTAGGCGATCGTCGAGGCCGCCCCCACGATGCCTGACTGGATCACGAAAGCATTGGACGTTGAATCGAAGGTAACTGTCGCGGGCGTCGGGGCACCGTTCAAGGCCGCACTCAAGACGGACTGCGTCAGGTTGACATAGTAGGTTCCCGCCGCGCCCGTGCCGGTACCAAGCTGCGTGATGACCGTATTCGCCAACGTCGTGCCGCCGCTGACCGTCAGCCCGACCGTCCACAAGCCGGTGATAGTGCCGCCGACCGTCAATATTCCATAGTTTCCCGTGACCGCGGTGGAGGGAACGTTGAGTGCCGGGACGGCAGTTGGGTTGACGCTGCTGCCGATCGCATAGGTTCCGGTGCCGCCTGTCGTGCCACTAAGCTGTCCGGTGACAATGAGGTTCAGGCCGGTAAGTCCGGTGCCGGAAAGTGCCGCACCCCGAACGATCGTGCCGGACGTAACCGCGCTGACGGTGAGGATGTTGCCAGCGGCGGACCCGGTAACCGAGAAGGTTCCGGCAGCGATGAGGCTGGCCGTGCTCGTTGCGGCGTTCGCTAGACTTGAATTGATCGCCGTCTGGATGAGTGCTGCCGCGCTGGAAAAGCTGGTCGCAGTGGACAGGTTGACCGAGCCGCTGTGCGTGAGTCCGTCGATGACGACGCTGACCGTGCCGTTGATCGCCTGAAGCTGCGCCAGCGTCATGCCTGCCAGCGACCCGCCTCGCAGGAATGCCGGAAGCGCCGTCTGGGGCCAGACCGCCATGAGCAGGGATGATGGTAAGATCGTCGCGCGGTTGAAGCCCGAGAAATACGTTTGAGCCAGTGTCGATTCCAGAGAGGCTGCGCCGAAGTAGGAGGTAACCGCCTGCGCCGAATTGAAGCTTAGGACCGTTCCGACCGGGATTCGCCCGCCTTGGTCGATCATGAGCCCGATGCCTTGGAGGCCGGAGCCACCCGCGGCGATAACGCTAGGAATGACCGAGACGATCTGTGAGGCAGGAATGGTCGACATCAGGTCTCTCCCCGTTGGGCGAGTCGGCTACACTGGCCGTCCCGTTTGCTTATCACGGAAGCCGGGTTTAGGTCTATAACAGGCAAGGGAGACCCCGACCATGACCGTACCAGCCCGTCAGATTGCCTCTGCAGACATCAGCGGCGCTATCCAGAACACGCTGGTCTTCAACACCCCTACCGCGACCTTCAGCATCAACGGGGTAAACGAATTCGACTTTAACGTGAGTTGGCCTCCCCCCGGAGCCAATTGGACCTTTCCATTCAATTCCTCTCTTACTTGGGGCAAGAATTATTCTGAAGCCATCTCGATAGGCCAAGATGGCGGCGGTTCAGGTCAAGGCGTTGGGCAAATGTATTTTTCTGGCTCGCCCACCGTCGGGGCAGAACTGCATGTCTACAATGCGATAAGCAGTCCGCCAAATGACCAATACGGCACCTTCGGATGGCAGAACGGGACCGGCGATGGGACGACTCCCAACGTCCTAACCATTGGCTCCGCAGCGGTCGGGACTGCGCTATCAGC